GAACACAAACGTGCTGACCACGTTCAAGATACGATGTAAATAGCGAAAGCCCCAAAGGTGTGATGACCAAAGGGGCTTTCTAACCAGAACAAGGATAGTTGTTATGGCTAAAACAGATTTTAAAGAAGTTTGCGAAAACTGCAAATTCTGGGAATACACGGGTCACGCTGGTGAGTGCCATCGTTACCCTACCGCAATCGTAAAGTACCAGACTCATTGGTGCGGTGAATTTATCTCCTTGTCGGATTGCACCGACTTATCTCCCACTACGGTGGGGGACTTTTTATCTCTGCCCGTTGTTGACGTTATGACACCAGAAAAGAAAAAGCCTGGTCGTCCTAAGAGGGTACAACAATGAAGCTACAACCGCTCAAAGACAAAATCGTTGTCAAGCCTGAGCCACGCATCCAATCTGTATTGTGGGTAAAAACAGCCGAGGCTGATACCATTGGGACTGTGGTCGCAGTTGGCCCAGGTCGCTGGCTGGATGATGGCACGTTTGAAGAAAATCCGCTAAAGGGCGGTGAACGTGTTACTTTTGGCACATTGGCTAAAGATTACAAAGACGAATACTTGAAGTTCCAAGAATGGGTAGAAGATGGTGAACGCTATCTTTTAATGTCGTGGCAAGACGTTTGTGGAGTAATGGATGCTGAAGAAATCAACTAGCCCAAAGGCTTTTAAAGAAAATATCAAAACAGAAGTAAAAGCAGGTAAGCCTGTTAAGCAAGCTGTGGCGATTGCCTACGCTGAAAAGCGTGAAGCTGAAAAAAAGAAAGGTAAAAAGTAATGTTTAATATCACACACACAGAAGCAGAAATTCGTGACATTATCCAAGCCTTGGAAGCTCGGATTTTCAGCCTTCAAAAGCATTTGCAAGCATTGTTGGCAGAAGCTAACGCTCAAGCTGTGGCATTGGCTAACCCTAAAGTCGAAGAACAAAAAGACGAAACCGCTGTAAACTGAACCAGTAAGGACTGTTAAGCCAGCATTTGAGGATGGTGACGCACAGAATTTTCTGGCTTTCTTCTGTGCCATGTTGAAGCCCAAATCAAGGTTCTTACATAAATTCATGAGGCACATCTATGGCAACGAAACACGATAAACCAATCCCGCATAAAACAACGGGCAAAGGCAAAACATACAACCCCACAGAAAAAGGGGCTGGTATGACTGCGAAAGGTCGTGCGGAATACAACGCCAAGAATGGGTCTAATCTGAAGCCGCCAGCACCGAATCCAAAGACGAAGAAAGACGAAGGCCGCAAGGCTAGTTTCTGCGCCCGCATGGAAGGCGTAGTAAAAAACGCCAAAGGGCCAGCAGAACGTGCTAAAGCATCTTTAAAGAACTGGAACTGCTAATGGCTACTAAACCTGGCTTGTATGCCAATATCCACGCTAAACAGGAACGTATCGCCCGTGAGAAGGCTGAAGGCAAACCTGTGGAAAAGATGCGTAAGCCTGGCACTAAAGGCGCACCTACTGCAAAAGCATTTAAGGAATCGGCTAAGACCGCTAAGAAATGACCGAAACGAAACGACCTGTTGGTAGACCTAGCACTTATGACCCTGCTTACTGTGAGCAAGTCATTGAGTTGGGTAAGCTCGGCAAGTCGATTGAGCAAATATGTGCTGATTTAAATACACCAGTTCGCACATTATATGAATGGCGTGATCGTTTTCCCGAATTTTCGCAAGCCTTGGAAGATGCTAAGAGTTTTGAACAGGCTTGGTGGGAAAATCAGGCTTATGCTTACATGGTAGAAACCAAAGAAGGCCCTAAATTGAACGCCTCATTATGGTCACGTTCAATGGCTGCACGATTTCCTAAGAAGTATCGTGAGCAAACTAAGACCGAAATTACTGGCGCTGATGGCGCACCGCTATTAACTGGTATTCAAGTTACTTTTGTAAAGCCGAATGACGCAGATTCAGAACGCTGAATTTCCTGTCAAGCTCTCATTTCTATTTGAGCCTTGCCGCTATAAGATTGCTTACGGTGGTCGAGGCGGCGCTAAATCATGGGGTATTGCTAGAGCATTACTAATCCTTGGTGCAAAGAACCAGTTACGCATCCTTTGCGCTCGTGAATTCCAGACGTCAATCAAAGACTCGGTTCATAAGCTGCTTAGTGACCAGATAGAGGCGCTAGGGCTGCTTGGTTTTTATGAGATAACCCAAAGTGCCATTCGTGGCAAAAACGGCTCAGAATTCGCTTTTGTCGGCCTCAAAAACAATGTGGCTAACGTCAAGTCGTTTGAGGGTGTTGACATTTGCTGGGTCGAAGAAGCTCAGACTGTAAGCCGATTAAGCTGGAATACGCTGATTCCTACCATTCGTAAGGAAAAGTCGGAAATCTGGATTAGCTTTAACCCAGAGTTGGAATCGGACGAAACTTACCAGCGGTTTGTGCTGAACCCGCCAGCTAATAGTAAGGTCGTAAAGATTAACTGGTCGGATAACCCGTGGTTTCCTGAGACGTTAAAGCTGGAGAAGGATGCGCTCAAGGCTAGGGATATAGAGGCGTATAACACCGTTTGGGAAGGTTTGTGCCGCCAAACTGTGGATGGGGCTATCTTTGCCCGTGAGATGCAATTGGCTGACTTAGAGGAGCGCATTACCCGTGTTGCTTATGACCCCACAAAACCCGTTCACGCCGTATTTGACCTTGGCTGGTCGGATGCAACGGCTATTTGGTTTGTCCAATTCATTGGCATGGAAACACGCCTTATTAGATATATCGAGGACTCCCAAAAGACGATCTCAGACTATCTTGCAAAAATGCAGACCTTTGGGTATATCTACGACACGCTGTGGCTTCCGCATGATGCTGAAAACAAGACTCTTGCCGCTAACGGTCGTTCCATCGAGCAGATTGTTAAAGCAAGCGGTTATAAAACAAAGATTATCCCCAAAACGCCGATAGTTGACAGCATTAACGCAGCCCGTACACTATTCAGAAATTGCTGGTTTGATAGGGAAAATTGTTACGATGGGCTACAATGCTTACGGCATTACCGCTACGAAGTTGACCCAGACACCAAAGCATTTAGTAAAACGCCTGTTCACGACCAATACAGCCACGGGGCTGATGCGTTTCGGATGCTTGGTTTGATGGTAAATGAGCCTCGGCAGCGCAAACCAGTTAGAACGCAGCCACAAGGCTACGGTCAACCTTTAGGATGGATGAACTAATGGCACAAGATATTCCTTACGGCGGTCAAGAACCCGAAATCATTACTGAGGCTAAACAGTTCCTCAAATGGTGCAATGACGCTGACACCATGAACCGCCAGGAAGCCTTGGAAGACCTAAAGTTTGTGTCCGGCGGCGACCAATGGCCTGTTGACCTACAAAACTCCCGCAACCTTGAATCCCGCCCTGTTCTTACCATCAATAAACTGGATGGCTTTTGCCGCCAAGTCACTAATCAGCAACGTCAACAGCGCCCACGGGCTAAAGTTCACGCTTGCAACTCTGAAGCAGACTTTAAGACCGCCCAAGTTGTAGAAGGCATCATTCGCCACATTGAGACGCAATCCAATGCTGACAATGCTTACGATACCGCTTTTGACCACGCTGTGCGTATGGGATGGGGCTTTTGGCGTCTGATTACCAAATACTGCAAAGATGATAGCTTTGACCAAGAAATCTACATCGATGCAATTCCTAACCCGTTTACGGTCTACTTTGACCCTAACTCTGAGCGCATTGATGGGTCTGACGCTGAAAAAGTGCTGATTACAAGCATGATGAGCAAGGAAAAGTTCAGGGATATGTACCCTGACTTGGACGATGGCTCTAGCTTTACGCAGCGGGGAACGGGCGATACGCAGTCAGAATGGATTACCAAAGAGGATATTCGGATTGCCGAGTATTTCTACGTTGAGCGCAAGCCAGCGACTTTGTATCTCTTGAGCGATGGCTCTAGCCGCTTTGATGATGGCGACAAGTTCTTTGAGCGCATAGAAGCTATGGGCTTGGAAGTGGTCAAAGAGCGCAAGACCATGAAGCGCCAGATTAAATGGGTCAAACTGACCGCTTATGACATCATTGAAGAACGTGAAATTGCAGGCGAATACATCCCTGTCGTGCCTGTTTATGGTCGCCACGTTGTTATCGGTGACAAGCGAAAGAAGTTTGGCATGGTTCGCCACGCTAAAGACGCACAGCGTATGTATAACTTCTGGCAGACTACCCTGACAGAATCGGTGGCGCTGGCTCCAAAGGCCAAATGGCTGCTTGCTGAAGGCCAAGACGAAGGTCACGAAGGCGAATGGGCAGCGGCTAACATTAAGTCGTTCCCGCTGTTGCGCTACAAACAAACCGACATTGACGGTAATCCTGCACCGCCTCCGCAGCGTCTGCAACCTGAGCCGCCTCCAACTGGCGTGATGACCGCTTTGGGCGCTATCAATCAGGACATTACGACCCTGATGGGCATCTTTGACCCTTCTCAGCAACTGCCAGGCAATATGTCCGGCAAAGCTCTGAATGGTCAACAGCAACAGGTCGACCTGACCAACTTTGATTTTTACGACAACCTTACAAAGTCAATTGCTCACACAGCCAAGATAATTCTGGGCATGATTCCAAGCATTTATGATACACATCGAGTTATGCGTATTATTGGGGATGATGGCAAGCCTGATTTGGTTGCTATTAACCAGCCCACAAGTGATGAAGCTGGCGTTTATCGTGTTCTCCATGATATGACCGTTGGGCAATATGACGTGGTAATGGATACTGGCCCAGGCTACAACTCAAAACGTCAAGAAGCTGTCGATGCAATGCTGCCGCTGTTGGGTGGCAATGAGCAGTTGTTTAACGTCATTGGCGACTTGGTTTTCCGAAACATGGACTTCCCTGGCGCTGACACAATTGCTGACCGCTTGGCTGCATCTAATCCAATGGCGCAAATTAACGAAAAATCAGACGTGCCGCCTCAAGTGCAAATGCAGCTTAAAGCCTCGCAAGCGCAGATTCAGCAGCTTACACAGCAACTGCAACAAATGCAGATGATGATTAAACAGCGTCAAGATATTGAGCAGGTCAAGCAAGATGCTGAAACCAAGCGTGTGCTGATTAAAGAAACTAACAAAGCGCACGATATTGAACTGCGTGACCAAGAGAAACACCGTGACGTGTTGCTTAAAACGCATACACAGGCGCACGATACTGTTATCAAAACGCAAACTCAAATTGAGATTGAGCAAATGCGAGCTCAATTGGCGCTGATGCTGGCGCAAATAGATCAACGGGCTGAGCGAGAAGCATTATCTAACTCGACAGACCGAGCAATTTAGTGGTATAACCACAAAACCTTACCAGTTAGGTTAACTGGGTAAATTTCTTAGGGAAACCTATGTCAGAAGAAAAGCAAGCGGGTAATGTTATTACCAGCGAGAACGCAGCCGAGTTTTATAGCCAGAAAATGGGTTTAGCTGACCAAGCACCCTCCGAGGCTGAAGTCGAGAATTCTCCTTCAGAGCCGGAACAGGTAGCAGAGCAGAGTGAACCAGAGGCTAAAGACGAAGCGAAACCAGTAGAGGAGCGCAAGCAGAATCCTAAACTTGAGAAGCGGTTTTCTGAGATTACGAAGCAGCGTGAGCAAGCCCGTCAAGAAGCGGCGCAAGCAAAGGCTGAAAAGGAAGCTCTGGAAGCTGAATTAAGGGCTTTAAAGCAACAAGCGCAGCCAGCACCACAGCCAGCCGCACCTGTTGACGCAAAGCCTCAGCCGAGCCAGTTTCGTGACGCTTTTGAATATGCAGAAGCATTAGCAGAATGGTCGTCTGAGCAAGCATTGATTAAAAGAGATCGGGAAGAAGCTGACCGCAGGGCCGACCAAGAGCGCCAAAAAGTCATATCGACTTGGGCAAACAAGGTGGCAGCAGCGAAAAGCGAGATTCCAGATTTTGACGATATGGTGGCATCTAGTGATGTGGTCGTTCCTGACCATATTCGTGACGCCATGCTAGAAAGTGACGTTGGCCCTCGAATTCTTTATGCCTTGGCAGAAGATGCAGATTTGGCTAAGAAGCTAACTTCCATGTCGGTCGCTGCTTCCTTGCGAGAGATTGGGAAACTTGAGGCGAAGTTTGAGAAGCAACCTGAGACTAAGCCGAGCAATACTGTTGGTCAATCAAAAGCACCCCCGCCAATCAACCCGATTAAAGCTGGCACTAGCACAGAAGTTCAATTAACTGCCGATGGCAAGTTTCATGGGACTTATGCGCAATGGAAGGCAAGTCGCAAGGCTGGCAAAATTAGATAATCATTATCTGTATTAACTTTTTATTATTTATTTATTAAAGAAAGGATGAAATCATGAGCAATAATTTATTGACGATTTCAAAAATTACTAATGAGGCCTTAATGGTTCTCGAAAATGAGTTGACATTTACTTCAGAAGTTGACCGCAATTATGACGACCAGTTCGCCGTAGTTGGAGGCAAAATCGGTAATACCGTCAATGTGAGAAAACCAGGTAGGTTCATCGGGACTACTGGCCCTGCTCTTAATGTTGAAGATTTTAATGAAACTTCTGTTCCAGTAACATTATCAACACAGTTCCATGTCGACACACAATTTACTACCCAGGATTTGGCGTTGTCGTTGGATATGTTCTCTGACCGAGTATTGAAACCCGCCGTGGCTGCGATTGCCAATAAGATTGACCGTGATGGTTTGACTACCGCCGCTCTCAATACTTACAACATCGTTGGTACTGCTGGCACTCCTCCCACAGGTTTGATTACATACCTGACTGGCGCTGCTTACCTCGACAGCGAAGGCGCACCCCGTGACGGTCGCCGCTCGATGATTGTTGAGCCTTTCACCTCTGCAACTATCGTTGATAGCTTGAAGGGTCTGTTTGTGCCTCAAGAAGCCATTGGCGAGCAATATCGCAAGGGTTTGATGGGCCGTGACTCTGGCGGCATGA